AACCCTGGCTGGAAACTACCAAAGAATACGCAAATTGGTAGACACATATTTTACGGAGAACGAGATGGTAAAAGACGCACCTAAACCTAAGACAGACACTAGCGGTCATGTTAGGCAAAACACTATTTTAACTGTGAGTTTAACCTTGGTTTTACTTGCATTTATATTCGCAATAGTGTATTATAAGTCTATGGATAGGAGATTGATGGCAGCAAATATTGAAGCCGCAATTGCAAAGAGTATTGACCCATTAGCGGTTCGTTGCTCTTACGCAAACGGTGATGATAATATTTGTGTGGCATATGCTATTTCTAACAAATCAATTGACGCACCAAGACGATAAAAGGAGAACTATATTATGGCAGTAACCCAGATGAGTGTAAATAAATTGAGCAATCCTGCGGATCGTGACAAACTTTTAAAAGTAATCCGCACTTGTTCTGATTCCATGGCAAGAATGGATTCCGAGAAGGATTTGATTCGTGAGGAAATTGCAGAGATTTCCAAAACGCTTGAGATACCAAAGAAGTTGGTAAGTAGGATGGTTAAAGTTTACCATAAACAAAACTATGATGAAGAAGTAACAACCCATGAACAATTTGAACAACTTTATGAAACGGTGGTGAAATAATGAATAATACAATTGGTGGATATCAAGATGATGGACGTGGTCACTATAATTTTAGTTTTAGTGACAATGATGGTAAGCATATAAGTGTAGGTTTTCGTGCTGAACCTGACTGGGATTTAAATGTAGTCTTTCAAGAGTTTCGAAACTTTTTGATTGCATCAGGTCATGACGTTGAGAATGACATTGGTGAAATTCATGCGTATGATGAATCAGATGAAGATGATGATAGTGGAACACAAAGTTGGGGTGATGATGCAGATGAAATTCTATTAGATTCAATACGTGCAATGGAACAATCCCAATCAGCAGATAAGTTTTCGATGGATCATTTGCCTAAAAACGGATGGCCATTTGGTGGATTGACTACAACACCATTACCTACATTAACTTCGGTTGATTTGTCATCAATTAGCTCACAATCATTTTCTGGATGGTCAGGAGTCAACGAGTTTCCAACGATGGCGCCTCTACAGTCTATGGATCTAAGATCATTGACTTCAGCTGATATCGCAGCATGGACTGTACCTGCTCCTGGGACACTTGGTGGAGCAAAGGTTACTTTCTAACAATGCCCACTAAAGATGAGATGATGAAGTTTGCCCGCTCGATAGATGAGATAGTTTCTAAAACAGACTATAACTATATTGAAGCAATCGTGGAACATTGCAAAGTTACTGGCATGGAGATTGAGGTTGCTGCTACATTAGTTAATCAAAATCTTAAAGCTAAAATAGAAAACAATGCAATGGACTTAAACTTGTTACCTAAATCTAATAAACTTCCAATATGACAGGGTATGAAACATTCGCTCTCTTTCATCCACTAAAATTACACTTTACAACGGACTATGATTATTTCAAGTACAATGGAAAGTGTAATATCAGTATGGATGCTTTTGAGAGAAGAAAAGACAAATATCATTTCTACAAATTGTCACGTAAGTATACCAACGATGAAGAATTAAAGTGGTTTCTTATTGCCAATCTTGTAGATAATGATAAACTGTGGGTTGGTGATTTGTTAGGTGATGGTGCAGAACAGAATTTCAAACGGCGTCAGAAAACCCTACAGTCATTGACATACACATTTGAAAATGACTGTAGAAATATCTTTGATGGAGTAACGGATCCCAATGAAATGCTCAGATGCAAGAGTGGTGAATATCCACCGTTGCTTACAAAGTATTTGCAGAGGGATGTACAGATTGAAACAATTTGTATCCTTTCAAGAATACTTGGCCTGATAGATATCTGGAATGCATGTATTGCCGAGAATATTCGTTGGCCAACCTTACGAAATACTTTTGTAAAGTACACGCCATTTCTTCCACAAGATATTACACCTTTTAAGTTAAAACTAAAAACCATAATAAATGAATAAATTACTTTTCATTCTTGCACTTGTATCAATGGGTGCGTTAGCTAAAGAAACCGAACCGTCTGTTTTACATTTTGATTCTACTGAAAATAGAATGGAGTATAACCAAAACATTAGCAAGGTAAGATCGCTAGCAAGTCTTACCAAACTAATGACTGCTATGGTTTCTTTGGACTATGACTCCAATATGCTACGTGAGGTCGAGTTAAAATCATTGGCGAGTACAAAACTCCCAAAACGTAAATATTCACGAAGTGAACTTTTCCATGCAATGTTGATTCGTAGTGACAATGGTGCAGCAGAAACGATTGCTTCTGATTACCCAGGTGGTCGTGCTAAATTTATTGCAGCTATGAATAACAAGGCACAGAAAATGGGTTTAACTAGTACATATTTCAAAGACCCTTCTGGTTTGAGTGCAAGTAATGTGAGTACGGCTCTTGATGTTATGGATATGGTTACTGCTGCATCGACCTATGCAATCATTCGTGAAACTAGTGTAAAGAAACAGGCAATAATTGAAATGCAGTATAAAAAGAAGGTGCGTACTATTGCATTAAAAAATACTAACCATGCATTATTGTTTGAATTTGATAATGTGATTACAAGCAAGACTGGTTATACCGTTCCTGCTGGTTGGTGTGTTGCAATGATGGTAGAACGATTAGAGAAAGCACCAGAACCCGACAAAGATATCATTGGTCGCCTTATAGATTTCTATAACGGTAAACCAACTGTAGAACCAGGTAAAGGTGTTATTCATCGCCACGTAATTGTGGTAATGGGTGCTAAAAATCCAAAGGATCGCATTGACAAAGTGAAAGATATCATGTACAATGAGATATTGGATAACGAATTACCCTGAAGTACATTTACAAGGTGACTATATACTAGTATATAATGCATATTGTGAATAAGATGTTATACAAAACTATACAACGCAAATACGAAAGGAAATACAATGTCAGACTTTTCTCAATTCAAACGCAATCGTAATTCTCTAGAGAAACTTACGAAAGCGATTCAAGATACAACCCAACCAGCAGAAAGTGGATCAAAAGAAGATACACGATTCTGGCAACCCGAAGTAGACAAAGCAGGAAACGGAATGGCAATCATTCGTTTTCTTCCAGGACCTTCTGTTGACGGTGACGATGGACTTCCATGGGTTCGTGTATTCAATCACGGATTCCAAGGCCCAGGTGGTTGGTATATCGAAAACTCACTAACGACACTCGGACAAAAAGATCCAGTCTCAGAATACAATTCTACCCTATGGAATTCTGGTATCGAAGCGAATAAAGAAATCGCACGTAAACAGAAACGCCGTTTAACTTATATCTCTAACATTCTTGTTGTTTCGGATCCAAAACATCCAGAGAACGAAGGTCAGATTAAGTTATACAAGTATGGTAAGAAAATCTTTGACAAGATTAATGAAACTATGAATCCAGAGTTTCCAGATGAGAAGCCAGTTAATCCATTTGACTTCTGGGAAGGTGCTAACTTCAAACTAAAGATTCGTCAAGTAGAAGGTTATCGTAACTACGACAAATCAGAGTTTGAATCCCCTGCACCTTTGTTTGATGGTGATGATGATAAACTTGAAGCATTGTGGAAAAAAGAATACTCACTCAAAGAGTTCTTAGAACCAAAACATTTTAAGTCTTATGATGTACTCAAAGCAAAACTTGATAAAGTATTGGGTTTTGATGGTGAATCACCTATTGCCAGAACTAAGGCAGAAGATGTTAAGTTGAAAACATATGATGATGACGTACAAGAAATAATGTCAAAGAAATTACCCGCACTTGATGAGGATGATGAATTGAACTATTTCAAATCACTAGCAAACGATTAATCGTTAATCCCCGCTTCGGCGGGGATTTTTTATGCTAAGGAAGTTAATATTCTTCCTTGTAAAGCCTGTGTTATTTGTGTTCCATTATAATCGTAAGCATCACCTGCTCCAGCGTCACTTGTTTTATCTGGACCACCTTTAGATAAATTACTCATCATTCCAGACAATACTTTAGTTATATCTCCAAACATATCACCCATAATTTCAATCAACAATTCTGACTCTGACATTTTATCATATTTGTTCTGTCCTGAAAGAAAATCAGTTATTCCATCTTTTCCTACTGGACCGTGATACGCTGGAGGTTTAGGAGCAACTGCAACGACAGGAGAGGCGGATGTTATGTTATTTAAAAAAGGCATAGGATCAATTGTTTTTCCGTTTGCATCCGTAACTTCAAAATGTAAATGTTTTCCGTCCGTTCTTCCTGTTTCACCCATTATTCCAATTGCTTGACCAGCTGTAACCTTATCCCCAACTTTTAACGCACTCCTATCTTGTAAATGTAAATATCTTGTAATTGTTCCGTCAGGAC